GACACCTTCGGCGACCGGAACGGGGCGCGTTCCGTCAAAGATCCACAGATTGTCCTCGCCCACGAAGAAGTGGGCGCCGCCAATGTCGCAGAGCGCTTCCTTGCCGACACAGCCAGCGGTGCCGCCCGGAACCTGTATCCAGTTCCAGACCGTTGGAGCTCCCACGTACTGGCCCAAGTAGATCGAGTTCTTTTTGTAAGCCACGGCGTACTCGCCAAGGCGCTGGCCAGCGGTGATCTTGCCGGCAGTGGCCACAAGGCGCGCGGAAGCGGCCTGCGTGGTCGTGCTCGGCGTCCAATCCGTATCGTCAAACGCGGCGCAGCAGTGCCAGCCGTCCGGCTTCTCCGAGCCGTCATTGGTGTTGAGCGCCATAACGAAAGCGCCGACGCTGAAGATAATCTCGGCTTTTGGGGCGCTCGCAATGTCGGCAAACGCTGCGCCGGTCGAGCGCTGGATGACCTCAACACGGTTCGCAGCCAAGGTCGAGTCGCCGAACTGCGTAATGGACCAACGGCTGTCGTTGCCGCCGCTGTAGTTGCCCACCCTAGAACGGTCAACCCAAGAGCCAGCAGACAGCTCATACAGCCGGGTCGCAGTGCCAGCGACGATCCGGCGCGTGTCGTCCAGCTTAGTGACCACCGCAGCGCCACGGCACTCGTCAGCCAGCACAGGCGTGCTCGCAGGCGTGGTAGGCTCCGGGGCGCCCTCCATGCCGTTCAGGTACGGCACCAGATTGCGGCAAGCGGAGATCAGCCCCGGCGTGGTCAGGTCCGCATCTGGCGCAAAGCCAATGACAGGCACCATCAGCGCGCCCTCGCTACCATCGGGCCGGAGCGGCGATTCTCGTTGCCCTGCACCTCAGACAGCACGGCCTGGAAGCGGCCTTCCCAGCTCGCAGCAGTGGCCTCGTCCTTGACGTACAGCGCCGCCTCCATGAGCGCGCAAAACAGGTACAGGCTCCACGGGCCTTCGCTTACCCAGTTGGTCGTGGTGGTCTGAAGGGCCGGAATGCGCACATACAGCACGCCCTGCACGTCGCCGCCGCCGTCAAAGCGCAGATCCGCGCCATCCCATGCGTACATGGTGGGCGTCCCCTCGTAGCCGGCAGCTATGACCGACTCCAGGCCCTGCGGCTTGAGCGGAGTGCGCTCGTAGTTCGGCACCCACAGCGCCTTCACGTCGAGGACGTTGGCAGCCGGGGTGATCAGGTTGTTCGTGATGGCAGTCGCGGCCAGCGCGCTCTCCATCTGGCGCACACGGAGGGCACGGTTCAGCCGTTCTTCCGTCAGCGCGATAAAATCAGGGATGCGCGTGGTCAGGTCAGAGCGGTTCAGCCAATCCGCGACGCGCTCGCTGATCTCGGTGTAGTTCATTTCAGCACCCTGCTGAAGGTGGCCAGCTTCGGATTGGCCTTGAGGTAGGCGATCAAGCGGTCACGGTCGAAACCACCGTCCTGCCGCATCATCTTTCCGAGCTCAGCCATCGGAATGAACCCAACGTGCCGCATCTCGCCCCAGCGCTGACCCTCGGTAGCGGCGCGCATTTCTGCGGCGGTGTCGAGCAGCGGCTGAGCGTCGTATTCCTTCTGGATGACGGTCTTCCCATCCAGGTAGTGCACAGACGTGGTAATCCCCGTCTCTGCGTCGTGTTCGGTGATCTTGGTCATTGCGTCCCCCTTTTGGGCGGGCAAAAAGAAAGGGGGCCGAAGCCCCCTTCCAGTTCCTGCTGCCGTTAGGCGGTGAGGTTGGCGACCTTGCCGTGGGCGGCCTCGGAAGTGACCACCAAGCAAGCCTCAACCGACACCATTTCCTTGTCGGTGTGGCCGGTCTTGGCCAGAGCTTCCGACTGGAAGCCGCTCAGGTAAGCGATGCCGGCATATTCCGGGTTCAGGATGAACGCGGTGTTGGGGTTGGCAGTGGTCTGCACGTAGTTCGGCACCACGGTCAGCTCGCCGAAGTCGCTCATGTACACGTCAGCGCCGCCGACGATCACGCCTTGCTGGCCGCGCTTCAGTTGGTTGCGGTTGGCAGAGATGCCAGTGAAACCAGAGAAGGTGACCTTGTGGCTCGGGGTCAGGCTGATGATCGACGGCATTTCGCCGCTGGTGTTGGCAATGCTCAGCATCACGGCGTCGAGCAGGGTCTTGGTGAACGCGCGGTTGGTGCCTGCGGTCTGCGCAGTAGTGGCCAGGCCAGAGGTATGGGCCGGAGTAGCGCCCGAACCGCCGTGGCTCACGTTGCTGTAGATCAGGGTGCCGAGGCCAGCCGACTTACGGGCGGTGGAGCTGTTGCCAGCTACAGCCACGTTGTCGGACAGCACCATGGCTTCCAGGTCGCGCTTCAGCTCGACCATGCACTTGGCGATCTGGTACTTCATCTCCGAAGAGCGACCAGCCGACTTGGTTTTCGACTGAGTACCAGAAACAACGGCCACCTTATCGAACAGCTGCACGGTGTTGGCCACGCGAGCGGTCGCGGTCAGCGAGGTTCCGCTGCGGTCATCGCCTTCGATTACGGCGTTGTCCTTGTTCGGAGTAGCCAGGCTGTCGCGCTGCCATTCGTGCAGGCGCTGGGAGGCCTTGAAGCGGCGAATCGCGGAGACGATGGGGGTCTTCTCCGGCGACACCATATAGATCTTGTCTTGCAGGTCTTCTTTGTTACCTACGGCATCGTAGGAGTCGAAGGTATTGGTGGGTTGGGTCATGATTTACTCTCCTCAGAGCAAAGCAGCCAGGTCCTCTTGACGGCCATTTTTCTTCAGGCGGCCGAGGGCGGCTTGATTGGTTCGGGGCTTTTGCTGAGCGGCCTGCGGCTTGATTGCCGGGGCGGCTTCTGCGACTTTCCGCATGGCTTGCGGCTGCTTGGCCTGGAGCTCACGCCACTTCATGGCGTCATGCAGAATGTGGACATGGCGGGCATCGACCAGGCCGTCGAGTTCTTCGGCCTTGAGCCCGTAATGCTCCTGAGCTGTCTTGCGGATCTGCTCTGCGGTCTGCGGTCCAAAGTCCGGCAGGCGTGCGCGCAGGTCCTGTGCAGCCTCGGCTAGCATTTGCTGACGCTGGTGTTCCGTCAGTTGCTGTACCTGGGCCTGGCTCTGCTGCAGCTCTGCGTACTTGGCTTGCGCCTCTCGCTGAAGCTGTTGATACGCAATGGTCAGCTTTTGGGCCTGTACGGGATCGGCGTCTACCAACGCGTTCCAGTCCAAGGCCTCGAACTGGGCCAGCTTGTTCTGCACTTCGCGGAACTCGACGGCCTTCTCAAAGGAGGCGCCCAACGCCTGCTCGCGCTGTTCCAGAGCTTGCGCACGCTCTTCGACAGCCCGGCGCTGTTCGGCAACCGCCTGGGTCTTCTGGGTGTAGTCCTTGTGCATGAGGACCATGTCCTTGAGTTCCTTGGGAACCCGGTAGGACTTGCCCTCGATCTCGACCAGCTCGCCGTCGTCTTCTGCCTCGGGCTCGGGTTGCTGCTCCTCTTGGGGCAGTTCCTCGCTCTCGGCTACCTCGCCGCCTTCGATCTGCTCGGGCGCTTCGTCCAGAAGCTCGGAAACATCGTCCAGCGACACTCCAGTTTCTTGGTTGGTGTCCATCACTCACTCCAGAAGTCGCCCGTTTTGCGGGCATAAAAAAACCCGCTCGGAGGCGGGTTCGGGGGTTTGCTTGTTGTTAGCGAGGGAACAGGCGTCGCAGCCTGCTCTCCTCTTCAAATCGCTTGAGATTGGCCGTGGCCAGCTTGCCGGTGTTGATGTAGCCGAGCAGGATTTCGCGGAACTTGCGGCTGGTCTTGATCAGCTGCCAGAGGGCTTCTTTGCCCTCCTTGTCGCGCGCCGGGCAGGCTATCCACTGCTCCATCACTTCCTTCTCGATGGCCTCCAACGCTTCCTTCAGCAGCTCGTTTTCGAGCAGATGCAGGGCGGTCTGGCCGCGCGATTGCTGTTCCAGCAGGTCCACTTCGGTCATTGGAAGCCCTCAGTCGGCACGATTACGGGCTGTTGGCTGGACAGGCGAAGCTGCTCCATCTGGAGCTTGAACTGGCGGTCCAGCTCGGCCTGTTCGGCCTTGAATTGGAACTCGCGAGCCTGCTTCTCCAGCTCAAGCTGCATCTCGGCCTGGGCCTTCTGCTGGTCGTTCTTCAGCTTTTCTTGCTCAAGCACAACCTTCGGATCAGGCGGCGGCGGGACGTTGTCTTCCTCCACAGTCGCCGGGTCCACCCAGAACTCTTGCGGGTTCTTGAAGCCGGCGTTCTCGGCCAGGCGGGCCTGGACGTTGTAGAACTTGTCCGGGGACATGAGCATCTTGCCGAACGGGGACTGAGCCACCATCGCCTGGGTCTGCGCGATCTGCTGCAGGAACATGTTCTGCTGCTGCACGTCGCCGGTACCGATGCCCACGTTGATGGTCATGTCGTACTGGTCGCGCCATTCCTGCGGGTCGTACTCCACGAACTCGCCGTTCAGGCGGTAGCTCAGGCGCTCCATCCCGTTGTCGGTCAAGCACTTGAAGATGCCTTTGAACATCGGAGCCACCAGGCACTCGGCAGCGATACGCGCCATCAGCTTCATGCGCTTCTGGCTGGCGTTCATGATCATCTGAGCGCCGGTCGCGGTCTTGTTCAGGCTGTCGCCGTCCAGGCCCTGCGAGTAGCGCGTCCAGCCGGTGCGGTTCTCCTTCTCCATCTGGAGCTGTTCGAGCATCGGCATGGCTTCGATGCCCTGCCAGCGCTCTGAATAGGGCCGCACAGCTCCGGCCACCTTCTCCAGAATGATGCCGCCCGGACGACGGTTCAGCAGGCTGTCGATATCGGCCTGCGGGTTGCCCTGCGAATCAGTCGATACGACCGTCTCCTGGTTGTTCGCAAGCGCCAGGTTGTCCAGCTGGTTGCGCATGATCGTGGTGTGGATGCGCTGGAAGTCCTCGACCAGATCCGCGACGGACACGCCACTGAAGGCATGGGTCTGGATGTACGGCGTCCAGGCCGCGATAGGCACGTGACTGCACTCGCGGTTCTCCAGCACTAGATCACCGAGGCGCACGATGCGGCGGCGCTCGGCAATGCCGTCACCGTCGAAGTCCACCAGAACGTACTCGTCGCGCAGGTAGCCGCGGACCATCGAATCGTCGGCGGTGTCCTCGTCTTCCCCGTCGTCGAACCGGCCGCCGTTGTTCTCTCGGTAGTCGGTCACGTTCTCGTAGACAGCGGCGCGCACCTCGGACGAGTCCACGTCATAGCCCATCTCGCGCAGTTCGGAGACGCTGCGTCGGGTCACATGGCAGACGTACGGGCAATCCTGCAGCAACGGCGAGTCATGCCGGCGCGATACCTGCAGCTCCTCAGGCGGGATGGCCATGACACAGCAGTAGCCCTTCTCCTCGACCGTGCGCACCTTTATGTTGAAGCGGCGCTGGAACGGGAGGCCGGCGAGCTCGAACTGCGCCAGCTCTTCCGGCCCTGGCTGCACCTCTTCCTGCTCGACAATCTCGGCATCAGGGTTCTGGTCGAGGAACAGCGCAATCTGCATCTCGTCCACGCCACGGTACCGCGTGAAGGTCGGCGTCTTCTTCTTGTCCCAGAACCACTTGACCGAACCCGTCTTGAGCAGCAGCGCGTCTTTCAGGGCGGTGTAAAGGATCAGGAAGCCGTTGTTCTGCTTGTAGAACACGTAGTTGCAGGCGTTCGTTACCTGCTCGGCGCTCTCTTCGTCCTCCGGGCCGACCGGCTCGAATACCACGGCCTTCTCGGAGCTGGTGAACACCTCGATCAGGTCCGGCAGCATGCCCTCAACCGCATCGAACACGTCCGAAGCCACGACAGCCGAGCGTCCTTCCTCCTCGTTGCCATACGGCTCGCGGGTGTAGGCACGCATTGCCTTGACGCGCTCTTCCTGCAGCTCGCCATCGTTGAACAAGTGCGCCTGGCGCGCCTCGTCATTGAGGAAGGCGACCAGTTCAGCGTCCGTCATCTTCATGCGATCACTCGGTTTCGGTATTTGATGGGGGCCGGCGCGCGGCCACACATTGAGCGCTGCCTGGCATGGCGGCGCATCATGTAGGCGTAGCGAGTTGCAGCAAGCAGGTCGTCGTTGATCTTGACGATTCGCCCATGCTCGTCTCGGTGGTAATTCATTTTTTCTTCGAACCAGGGCGCAAGGTGCGAAAACACCTTGAGGCGCCCTGTCGTCATGCGCTCGTATAGCTCGACGATTCCGGCTTCTACCCCAACGCCGCCATCTGGCCACGTGGCGTGCTCAGGTAGCATTTCCCAGCCTGCATCCAGGTACGCGGCTTTCTGCTGCTCCCCTGATGACTTCTCAGATTGCAGGCCGTCTGACGGCCACGAAGTGGGCACGTTCTTCGCCCAGGACTTGATCCCACTCCACGCAACTGCAGGCGTCACATGCGCCATCTTCCAGGCATGCGCCACATAGATCACGTCAGCGTCCTGGTCTATCCAGAGCTGCACGTGCGCCTGCGGGTGATCCCAACCGAAGTCCATGCCGTTGATTACGAAGAAGTGCGACGGGCACTCAAACGGCTGGCACTTAATCTCGTCGTCGCCGAAGTCGAAGATGAGACCAGTGCCGAGCAATGGCATGCCCTTGGTCCTCATCTCTCGTTGCCACGGCGGGTACTGGCCGATCAGGTTCTGCTTAGTGCTTTCGCTTAGGTGCGGCGCGTCATCCCACGTCGCGCGCTGCATGTACTGGCTTGGGCCTGGCGTATCCATGAACTGGACGACCAGTTCGGTGCGCCCGTTCTCTGGCGTAAACGTCAGGATGCCCCGGCCACCGCGCCCCCTGTCACCGTTCGCCGTCCGCGTGATGACCTGCGGGAAGATCGCCTTGTCTCTGGGCTCTTCGTCGATGTGGTACCAATCGACCACGTCACCCATGATCGCGTGCTGGCCCTGGCTGTAAGACCAAAGCTGCGCAGTGGAAATGCCGCCACTTGAGTGCCGAACGCGAACCTCGCGCATAGCACCGCTTGTTCCTGTCGCTGACTTGTGGTCAACAATCCTGTCTGCAGGGATCAGGCCGCCAGTCCACCGGCCACCCTCAAGGCGCCCAAACAATGGCGTTTGCAGCAGGTCGCGAGTCTTCTCCATTGAGAAGCCAAGCAGCCAGCACATTGGCGCATGGTCGAACCGATGGCCTTCCCAGCCTTCTGGGTACTCGCCAAGCAAATGCGCGGCGTCGATGGTCAGGCCGGTGCGCGTCTTGCCCACCTGGTTGGCCGCCATGAGCATGCAGGCCGAATAGCTTGCGGTAGCCTGGATGAACTTGAGCTGCCACTCATAAAGCGATGCAAACTGCAGCCTGAACCGCTGCTGCTCTTGCCTGCGCTTCCGTTCTTCAAGCAGGGCAATCAGCTCTAGCCGCTCTTCCCTACTCTTTGCTGAGCTGTGCGATGCGGCGTTCAAGTTCTTCGTCGCTCAAGTCTGAGTGGCTGACGTGGCCTGAGTGCTCAAGCTGCTGCTTGTCGCCGTATTTCTTCGGCATGATCTTGGACAGATACCACTTGCGCACATCGATACGGAGCTGAGAGCGCCGGACATGCTCGCCATTCAACTGCCAGCCAACGCCTTGCCCTTCAGCGTCAAGACGCTCCATCCAGTCGTTCGACGCATCGTCTGCAATGTCGAACAGCTCTTCAGCCAAAGCCTCGGCACCTTCCTGCTTGGCGCGCGCGTACTGGGCACGAAACTCTTCATGCTTGGCGAGCCAGCGCAACACGGCCTGCTTTGACGGCATGTCATCGTCACGGCAGATCGTGCGCAGCGAGTCACCTTCGGCCAGGCGCAAGCAGATCAGCTCAGCCAGCTCAGGGCTGTAATCACTCGGCCTTGCCATGTCTCAAGCACACCTGACGGATGTATCGCTGCAGTCCACGGATCTGGACCATGTTTTGTTCGTTTGCGAGTTCAAGATCGGCGCGAGCCTGTTCAGCATCGGGCGTAAGTCTTGGGGTTCCTGCATCAGCTGGGCTGGCGGTTCCGGTATCTCGCACGCAGGTGGCATTGACTGACACCCGCTTACGGCCAGCAGCGAGGTCAGCACGAAGCACGTCATTGGCTTTGCGCGCATTGGTGAATGCCTCGGTTGTGTCTTTGTCGATCTGGCGTTGGAGCTTGAGCGTGGCTTGCAGGCTGTCGGCTTTTGCTTTAGCGGCTGTCCACTGTCCACGGACAACGGACAACTCGGCATCCTTGGCATCGATGCGCCACGCCTGGAACGCGATCACCCCAGCGCAGGCCAGCAAGGCCCACACCCATATAGGGATCAGTCGAAGCAGGGCCATATCAAGCGAGCAGCACGCCCAGACCAAAGAACAGCCCCAAAACCGTGAAGCAGGTGCCGACGGTGAAATGGAGTGCTGCGTCATAGACCAGGTCAGCCTTGAGCCGCTGACGGCTCTTGCGGAACTGGAACAGGGCCAGACCGGCAATCACGGCGAGCACGATCAGAGCCATCAGCCCACGTCCTTGAAGAAGATGTGCCGGCCAATCTGAGTGGTCTTGGTTCCACTCTTGGCCCACTGCGGCGGCTTCTTCATGCTGGTTGAGTAGTAGTGCGTGGCGCCGTTGGTTGGGTCAGGCTCATGGCCTTCCAGCACAGCCACGGCAGCCTCACGGCAGCGCATGTACTCACGCGGCGGGATCAGCTTGCGGCCCCGCAGGTAAGGCGCGTTCGGGTCGTCAGCGTTCCAGCAGCTGAACTGGTACGGCTTCAGGCATACCAACTCAATGGACTTGCCCCACCAGCCGGGATTATCTGCGCGGTTCTTGATGACCCAGGCAACGGCGATCAGGCCTTCCCGCCCCTCGCCACGCGCCTCGCCGTAGAGAGTCTTGGCGACTATGTCGAGTTCGTGGTCGGTGGCCATCAGCACATAACCCGATCAGTCATACCTGGGAATACTGGGAGCCCGTGCGGAGGCAGCGCGGGGCTTGCGTATGCCGGGCCGGTATCGCGCTCTGGCGTGACTTTCTTGAAAGCCAGTTGCAGGTGATCCTTGATGATCTGCCATTGCTCCTCATTCGGAGCCGGCGAACCCATCTCGGCGTAGCCTTGCAGCCAGTAGCAGAACTGTTCTGGAGTCATGGTCAGCTCCACTCTTTAGGGCCGAAGCCCTCGTAGTCGTCGCGGATCATCTGAGCACCGCCGCCTTCAGAGCTGCAGTCAGCTCCGCAATCATCTTGATGAAGTTCTTCCCGCCCTTCCGGTACTCGGCATAGGCGAAGAAGCCGCGAATCAGTACCCATCCAGGGAGGCCGCAGGCGAACACAAGGCCCAGCAGGGAGCACAGGCCGAACAGGTCGTTTGCCCAGCTCACCAGGTCATAGGTCTTGATGATCAGTGCGCCGCCGCCTATCGAGCAGGCCAGCGTGCAGATCAGAGCGCACACGAACTCGCGCACGGTCTTGGGAATGGTCAGTGCCATCACCACCACTGCGGCCAGGGCTGCAGCGAGGCCGAAGGCGCCCAGCTTGTAAAGGGCCAGGCCTCCAACCGCTGTCGAGGCCGGCTCGGTCATGTCTTGAATCCTCATGATGAAAAGTGACGGCTAGAGCAAGCGCGCCACAGCCCTCGGATCGGGTACGGCGCGAAGCTCGACCGCGCCAAACTTCACAACGCCGGTACCGGAGGCGCCACCGCCAGTCGAGCCGACGCGCACCTCAAGGCGCCAACGCAACGTGGCGCTACCGCTGACGATCTGAATCGGCGGCGTGACCAGCATCCCGTTGCTCATGGCGCGGGTGGGCAACTTGATGTTGCCGGCGCCATCGTCGAACGGCTCAAGGTCGTAGGCGATCAGGCCGTTGGTGCCGTTGTCCTTCAGGTACAGGCTGACGCCCTGCCAGCCGTTGAAGCTGCCGATGTCGGCCTCTACCGATGCCTGCACCCACGTGCCAGCCGGGTAGGTGTGCGTGGTGTCGGCGCTGTTGGTGCGGAAATAGATCAGGCTGTCGGTTGCGCCCGGCGTGCAGGTCAGCACCTGATAGTCGCCACGGCCATCGGCTCGGGTCTCTTTGGTGCAGGCCACCGTAGCGGCGCCGCTTGATACCTCGACGCGCATTCCGGTTGCGACAGTGCCAGTAGCGCCAGACGCCACAGCAGTGCCGCCAGTGCCGGTGCAGAACGGGTTGGTGAGCAGGTTCCCCAGCGGGTTGTTCGTGGCGTCGTACTTGTCATCCGGCGACCACACGCGCGGCGCAGGATCAGGTAGGAAGCGCTGCAGGAACGTAGCCAGGGCCTCACCCACTGCCACGCCACCAGGCGGGGAGAAGTGAATGCCGTCGTTGGAGTAGCCAGAGCGCGGCTCACCGTCAGCGCTTGCCGGGTCTACCCAGGCTTGGTTCCAGTCGAACAGGTAGCAACCATCGGTAACGTCGCAGAACTCGCGGGTCTTCTGGTTGATCCAGGCCGCTTTCTTGCGCTCGGCGCCGCCAGAGGCCCAGGACGAAACGCCCCGGCTCAGGATCGGCAGCATGATTACGACGATGCCGTAGGACAGGTAGAACTGCGCCAGGCTCTCGCGAGCTGCCTGGATCACTTCCTTGGCTACCGGCGCCATGTCGTTGGTACCGGAGTCGAGGATAATCAGGTCGCACTTCAGCGACTCGGCCAGGTACCCCCTGCGCGCGTCGATCAGCGCAGCAGTCTGGCCAGAGACGCCAGCATTCAAGCCACGGAAGCTGCGAGTCGCACCAACTACCTGCGACGGCTCCCAGCCCTGATACACGGCCGGGTCGTGCCAGATCTCACAAGAGAAGCGACCACGCGAGAAGTAGCGCGCCCACGACAGCCAGCCACGGTTCCAGTGACTGATCTTGGCGCTGGTGGCCACATCGTTCTGTTGCACCAGGGACGTGCCAATGACGCCCACGCGGTTGCCTGGCCTACGAGTCTCGTAAGCTACGCTGCCTCGAAAAGCCATCTCAAAACCTCATGGGCGCTTACTGAGCCTGGTCCGGCTCTGGGTACTGCGTGGAGATAGGTTCATGCGGCCGGTGCTCAACTCCGGCTAACGGCCGCTCAATCGCAGCCCAGCAACTCGCGCCGCTACTGCCGCGCATTCGCATGAATAGGGTGCCGCCCTTGCGGACGGCGTAGCGCTGGGGAGGCGCTGAAACGAAAAAACCCCGGCGCTAGGGCCAGGGCTTCGTCGAGCGGTAAAACCGCATCATTGGCAGAAATGTACTGGTTTATGTTGACACGGTCAAGTGTGTTTGCAGCATTCAGGCAGCCATTTGTTCGATTCGATCCGCCTTCATGTCGAGCACGGCTTGGACGTAGCAGGTTCCGGCATACAGCAGCTCGCGCACCTTGAGGCGGTGCAGGTTCATCACCTTACCCACCCCATGCATCGTGCGCCCGGTGGCGTAGTACAGCATCACCGCCTTGGCCATCTCCGGATCGCGCCGGCCCATGCGCGCCAGTATCGAGTCCACCAGCATTGCGTCCTCGTCCGTGATCGCAGCAGCCGGCGCGTAGTGCTGAGCCACGTTATCCCGCATCAGGGCGTAGCACGGCGAGACGTAGCCCGGCACGCCTGTGCTCTGCCATACCCAGCGGCCCCACTGCGTCAGAAGATCCTCGGCGATGTGTCTCATGCAGCCTCCTGACTTACCATGTCCGAGTTGATGACCACGCGGCTCACCTCGCCGAACTCGCGGTGATAGGTGATGACCTTCGCGTCTCGGCCTGTGATCCACCCGCCCCGAGCTGCATAGGCATCTGCCGGCGCCAACGTGCGGTGCTGCTCCACAATCATCAGGTTGTTCTCCTTGACGTCGACGTGGTGCAGGTGGCCCAGGTGCGCATAGGCGTGCTTAGTGCGCCCGAACAGCTCGCGGAACTGCGCCGCGAACACCTCCGAGACGTTGGAGACCTTGCGCTTGTGCCCGTGATGGAAGAACAGCGCAGTCTTGCCGAACTCGTAGGCGTTGTACGGCGAAGGGCTGCGATCCACAGTCACGCGCGGCTCGTTCTCGTAAAGCACAGAGAACCACTCGCGCAGCCAAATCTGCGACACCGGGTCGTGGTTGGCGTCGGCCATGATGATGTGCACCTGGCGGTGCTTGCTGAGCAGCATGCCGATCACCTGGCGCAGCACGCGGATAGCTGAACGCACCACCTTGGCAAAACGCGTATCGACGTCGAGCAAGTGCTTACTAGCCGGCGTTACCGCATCCATTCCGTCGAAGTGCAGGAAGTCGGAGAGCTGTGCAAATACACCGACGTCAGCCGCTGGCGATTGCTGGATGGCTTGAGCAAACCACTTCACCACCAGCGACTCGGCCTTGCGCAGATCCCAATCAGCGCCGGTCTCTTCATGCCAGCTCAGCATGCCCATGTGGTAGTCGGTGATGACGTACAGGTTCAGCAGCTCGGGCATGGTCACGGCGGGGGCAGGGACCAAAGAGGCCCTTGGAATTTCCTCGGCAAAGGCCTGCACGGCCTCCTGCATGAGCTGCAGTTGCCGCTCATGATCAATGCTCGACTTCACCCACTGCAGTACCGGCTTGCCTTCCTTGTACAGCGTGGAGGCGCCTTTGAGGTGGAAGCCGTCCGGCACTTGGTGGCGCAGGTCGTGCTCGGGGCTCCAGCCCTGCCGAGCTAGCTTTGCTCGGCGCCGCTCAATGTTGCGAATATCAACGCCGAAGTGATTGGCCGCCGCACGGTTCGACATGGTGGTCAACGCTTCCTTCAACTGTTCATCAGTGAACTTGGCGGCAGGCATCAGGCTTGCTCCTGTTCAAGGGCTTCAGCTTTGAGCGCGGCATAGGCCACGCAGTCTTCTGCGCTGTCGGCGTGGAATGCCGGGTTCTGCCACTGGCGCACGTCCTTGAGTATCTGGAGCAGCAGCCAGCCTTCGCTCTCGCGTATGTTAAGGCCAGTGATAGCGTTGAATGCCATGACGGCTTTTCCCATGGAGCGCTCGCCCTCGGGCTTGTCGTACTGCTTGCCGCGCTCGATCATCAGGGCTTGGGCTTTTCCTAAATACTCGTCGGCGCGCATGGCATTCCATCCCGTACAAGTTGAAAAAAGTCTTCTGGCTCGATAGCGGCCCAGCTCTTGCGGGGCTGCCAGGAGTCGTTGAGGTCTGCCATATCGACGTAGCAGGTCCAGCCTCGGCGGTTGACCTTGATGGCGAGTACGGGCTTGGCCTTGGCTGCTTCGGCCTGCTCGATGGTCTGCGCCCACATGTTGAGCAGCTCGGAGCGCGTAGGCACATTGGCCCGCGCCTTGATCTCCGGCGCCCAGCCATACAGCCCCTTCAGGTCATGCCCGCCGCTGCGGGATTGGTCGAGGTTGCGCTCAACCTTTACGCCCAAGTGGTCGAGGCACAGGCGGGCAAAGTCGAGCTCCACTCTGGCGCCCTTGGCGCGGGAGTTAGGCATCTGCTACCCACTCGTAAGTGGCCGCGAAAATATCCGGCTTGCACGGATACCGTTCACCCTTGACGCCAGTGATGATCCAATCGCCGGGGCAGACGATGTGGCCGCCTTCCAGGGTTTCTATCCACCCATGATCGTGCATGGTCTTGCCACAGTGCTCGCACTGGCGTTCGCCACTGACTTTGGGGTGGCGGAAGTAGCGCACGATGTCGCCCTCCCAAGCGTTAGCCTTGCGCTCCTCAGGGGTGAAATCGCGCAGCTCGCCGCCATCTAGCCCGGGGGGCGTCTTGCTGTAGTCAAGCGGGTGGTCGCCGTTCTTAAACCATTGAGTTGCTTCGATAACAACAGGGATCTTTCTAAATTTCACGCCGCCCTCTCCTGCGCCGCCATATGCGACTCACATGCTTGCTTGGCCTTCTCGGCATCGACGCCGGAGAAGATGATTCGACCTGCCG